GATGCTTTTCCACCTACCTTTTGTTGGATCAGCGTTTAAGAAGACGTGGTTTGATGACATCTTATCTCGAACAACATCAAGATTTATTCCAGCAGAACATCTTGTTGTTAATTATGGCACTTCTACTTTGATGGACTCAGAGCGGCATACTGAAGTTATTCTAATGTCTAAGAATAAATTCAATAAATATATTGTTGCCGGGACATATCAAAAACCAGTTAAGCAAGTTGAGGAAACTAATGAATTTGCAGAATTGGCGAAAGACATAGAGGGTTTGGCTCCTTCAGTTAAACAAGATGACGGAGATATTTCTTTATTAGAGATGCATATCGAATTTCAACTACCTGATTTTGATGAGCAGGGGTTTGAAGATATTGCGTTACCTTATATTATCACCCTAGATTATGGAACTTCGCAGGTTGTTGGTATTCGTCGTAATTGGGAAGAATTTGACGATTTATATCTAAAAAAGAATCATTATACGCATCATAAATTTTTGCCGGGAGCTGGTTTCTATGGGTATTCGCTTTATCATGCTATTGGAGGGCTAGATACCGCTGCCACTGGTGCCCTTAGATCTCTTTTAGATGCTGCTGCTTATTCTAATCTCCAAGGGGGCTTTAAACTTAAAGGACGTACACCTGCTGGTGAACTTGAAATTGCACCAGGTGAATTTGCCGATCTTGATGCAGCTGTGGATGATGTTAATAAGGCCATTATGGCTCTGCCTTTTAAGGAGCCTTCCCAAGCATTATTTCAACTACTTATGTATCTTACTGACACAGGTCGGCAATTTGCTTCTATAACGGACCAGAAAATAGGGGAAAGTAATCAAGAAGCTCCGGTAGGTACAACAATCGCTTTGATTGAACAAGGAGCCAAGGTTTTTTCGGGCATCCACAAACGTCTACATCAAAGTCAAAAAGAAGAATTCCGAATTCGTGTTCGTCTTAATAGTGAATTTCTAGATGAAGAATACCCATATGCTGTTCGCGGTGAGGATCGTACTGTATTTAGAGCTGATTTCGATGATCGGGTTGATGTCATTCCGGTGTCGGATCCAAATATCTTTTCTTCCGTACAGCGCATAGCTCAAGCTCAAGCTACTCTTCAAATGGTCCAACAGGACCCAGATCTCCATGATAAACGTGAAGCCTATTCACGAATGTATGATGCTTTAAAGATTCCAAACTATGAAGCCCTATTGCCGAAGCCGGTAGAAGGAGTGCGTTTGGATCCGGTTGCAGAAAACATGGCAATGTGGATGGGCAAACCTGTCGTGGTCTATCCTGATCAAAATCATGAGGCACATATTATAGTTCTGGACCAGGGCTTTAATTCTTTGCCCCCTCCAGGCCAGCAAATGATGATGCAAACCTATATTGCACATAGGACTGCACATATGGCGGCTCTTTATCGGTTGAGGTTTGAACAGGCGCTCGGGGCATCTTTGCCAAATCCTGGCAATTTACAGGATCCAAAGGCACCATTGCAAGCAATCTCCCCCGAGCAAGATGCTGAACTTTCTGCTGCTGCTGCTCAAGTGGCCAATGAACAAGGACCGATGGAAGGACCGCCTCTCGAGCCACCGGGGGGAGACGGCGCGGATGATGCAGAGAATTTGGCCAAGGTTGCAGAAGCCGAGGCAAAAGCTATTGAGATGAAAGCTCAAGCTGAGGTTCAGAAAGATCAAGCTAAAACGCAGAATCAAATGTTGCTTAAAGAACAAGAAGCCCAACAACGGATGAAACTCAGAGAGCAAGAAGCTATGCTGAATCTTCAAATTAAACAAATTGAAGTTCAAATGAGCGCTGAGATTAAGGTTTTGGAGACGCAGATCAAGGCAGATACTGATATGCAGCGGTTGCAAATAGAGCTTCAGGCAATTCGTGAACGTGCGACTAATGATATTAAAATAGCTCGTGCCCGAGCGGAACAACAACTTGAAGCCGCTGCTACTCAATCTGAAGTTAATGCTTTTAAAGAGATGTCGGAAACAAAATTCCGAATTGATTTAAAACGAAAGGTAGATACTAATGACAACGAGACAGATTAGTGCCTAGTCCTCCAAAATCTTTGGTTTCTGGCCCTGAGGTTCGGGCAGCAGCAAAATGGCTTAAGAGAAGAGATGTTTCTTTGCGAGAAATTTCTCCTCGTCAATTTGCTATTGCAGCTAAAGCTATGAATTTAGGATTCAAGGACACAATGCAGTTTTTGATAGGGCAGAATTTTGATGTCAATGACGAGGACTAATTTTCCTAAACAAATGAAAAAGGCTAGTCGAAAACAACCTAAACAAAGAGCAAAAAGTGTTCGCCGAGCAGCGCGAATTAATAGGAATGATTTAAAAAAATTAAATCGGCGCTATAGATAGGCAAAGGAGTATAAGTTTATTTGGAGGAAATGGGAATGGCGATTCTTGATTACTATTTGATAAACCAGATGGCACAAGAACATATTATAGAACTCAATACCAGTTTGGGAGATGGCCGAGCCACAGATTGGGATCAGTATAATAAAATAGTCGGCAAAATTGAAGGGATGAAATATCTCCTTTCAAATATAAAACAACTTGATATCCCGGAGGATAAAGATGAGTGAGCAATTAGTTGATGAATGGGCCACCTCTGCAGATGTGGCTGATCCAGAGAAATTACCCAAAATGGTTGGTTGGAGAATATTAGTCCGGCCAAAAGAGGCAAAGACCATGATTGGTAGTATTCATTTGGCGCCTTCTTCTCAAGAAGCTGAAGAGTATAACAACCAAGAGGGTCGTATCTTGGCTATTGGTCCGATGGCCTGGAAGGGAGATGGAAAGGATCGAAGTAATAACACACCTTGGCATGGTGGACCTTGGGCCGAGGTCGGAGATCGAATAATCTATGGCCGATACAGTGGCCAGAAGATTGAGATTGATAGTGTTAAGCTTGTTATTATTGATGATGATGTCATAACTGGAGTGCTCCCTGATGGAGTCATTTTGAAGGCATACGTGTAACCGTGGATTCACGCCCACGCGACTAAATGGAGAAGATAATGGCCGATAATTCCGCAAATAATCCTTTTGAGCAGGATAGTGATTTTGAAAAAGATTTGAGTTCAGATATTGAACCCAGTGGGGGAGGGGAAGATCCATCAACGAGTAGTTTTGACATTTCTAAATATGTAGTCCCTACGGAGGATACTAAATTAATTGGCACAGAAGACGAATCCGAAGACGAATCCGAAGACGAATCCGAAGACGAATCCGAAGATGAGCTTGAAGACGAATCCGAAGACGAATCCGAAGATGATGCCGAGACTGATGCCGAGACTGATGCCGAGACTGATGCCGATGCCGAGAAGAGTGTTTCTTCAGGTGTTCAAAAGCGTATAAATCAAGCCACTCGTCGACAACGTGAAGCTGAACGTCAAAGTTTTGCTGATCGTCAAGAGCTTGATGGTTTACGTCAACGATTACAAAGTTTGGAGCAGCACGCAGGCACTCAAGCTCAAGAACAATTTCAGCATGCTGTTGCTACAACTGAACAAAATTTACATGAGGCGATTGAAGCGGGGGATACAGCTCAACAAATTGAACTTAATGGAAGACTTGTGGACCTAAGAGTTCACGCAAGGACAGCAGCAGCCACTCCCTCGGAATCTCAACCGTCAACAGTGGCCACTCCCCCAGCTGCAATGGATTGGTGGAGTAAAAACCAATGGTTTAATAACCCAATGTATGCCCAACAAACAATGTTGGCTCGTTCTATTGACGTTCAACTTGAAGCCGAGGGCATGGACAAAAATAATGCACGATATTATCGAGAATTAAATCGTCGATTGCATAAGCTACATCCAGATTTAGTAGACGATCCAGGTTCTGAAAAGAAGCGGAACCGCAGAGGGGGGAGAAAGAAAACTAATAAAAATCAAAGTGGAAAAAATCCTGTTGCCCCCCGTTCCAATATGCGGCAAGGTTCTGGACGTCGTTATCGCTTAACTGCAGCCCAAATAGCCACGGCAGAGAGTTTGAATATCAACACGGAGGAAGGTCTCCGGATGTATATCCAAGAAATCAATGCCTTGAAGGAGAACTAAGATGGCTGATCGAAGCGCACGAAAAAGTTCTGCTCGCGCCATTGTTGCGCGCCCCGTTCGCGAAGCTTCTTCGCGTAAAACCTCAACTCGTGAAATTGATACGGCAACTCACGCTCCTTGGGTGCAACAAGATCTTTTAGCTGCCCCGCCCCCCCGTGATGGTATGCGCCAGCACTGGGTGTCCACCGAGATTCTGGGTGAGACGATTCCACATCATGTAGCCAAACGTAGAAACGAGGGTTGGATCCCTCGTCCGGTGGATACAGTACCGGAAAGCTTTTTTGCATCTATTGTAGAAACTGGCCGTTTCAAAGGTTGCATTGGAACCGAAAGTATGATTCTTTGTGAAATGCCAGAAGAACGTGTCGCTGCTCGCGATGCTTTCATGAAGGCACGAAGAGAGAATCAAAACCAGTTCGTGGATGCACAGCTGGATGAAACGGAGCGTGAAGCCGGACGTAGTGCCCCTCGTTTACATCGTGAATCTGAAACTCAGACTCATAATGCGGGAACTCGAAGGCCAAGCGTTCTAAACGAGTAACTTTTACACGCACGAGGTAATCATGGCAAATCCTGACTCCCCTCGGGGATTTTGGCCTCTTCGTCATTTGACAGGAGGTACAATACGCGCTAATGAATACACTATTGCAAGTGGGTATGGAGCCAATATTTTCCACGGTGATTTAGTTAAGCTTGTCGCTGGTGGTGGACTTGAGGTAGCGGCTGCAGGCAACCGTGTTGTAGGTGTTTTCAAAGGTGTTCAATATACGTCATCTACGGGTGATCCAGTCTTTGCGAAGTATTGGCCGACTGGAAGAACCGCCACGGACATTAAAGCTTATGTTTATGACGATCCGAACACTGTCTTTGGTGTTCAATCCGCCGGTTCGACGGTGGCTGCAGATGTCGGCAATTTGGGTGACCACGTTGCTGGGACTGGTTCAACCACTACTGGGCGTTCTGCCTTCGAACTAAATGGTACAACTAGTACGGCTTATGCTGGTTTCCGAGTGCTCGGTAAGATTGATAATCCTGGGAATTCCTATGGTACAAATGTCGATCTTGAAGTTCAAATTTATGAACATGAGTACGGTAGCTCGCTTGAAGCCACGACGCCTGGCGTCTAACGGAGGGCATGATCAATGGCTATGAATCGCGCATTATTTGCGAAACAGCTTGAGCCTGGTCTAAACACTCTGTTTGGACTGGAATATCGGCAATACCCGCAGCAGTGGAAAGCTCTGTTTGAGCAGAACACATCCTCGAAGGCGTTTGAAGAAGACGTCCTCATGGAAGGCTTCGGGGAGGCAGTGGTTAAACCTGAAGGAGGTAGCGTCAGCTACGATCAGGCAGCTGAAGTGTGGACAGCACGTTATGTCCATGAGATGATTGGTTTGGCCTTTTCCATTACGGAAGAGGCTGAGGAAGATGGTCTCTATGCTTCACTTGCTCAGAAGTATATTAAATCTCTTGCCCGTTCTATGGCTCATACCAAAGAGATTAAAGCTGCGAATATCTTCAACAATGGTTTTGACTCTAACTATACCGGTGGTGATGGGGTGGAGTTGTTTTCTGTTGCCCATCCAACTCAGTACGGTAATCAGCAAAATGAATTAACTACAGCAGCTGATTTGAACGAGACTTCTCTCGAGCAAATGCTTATTCATATTGCTGATATGAAAGACGATCGGGGGATTCCCATCGCGGCCACAGGGCAAAGCCTTGTGATCCCGACGGCGTTGACCTTTATCGCCGACAGGTTACTCAGATCACCCAATCGTGTCGAAACGGCGAACAATGACATTAGTGCCATCAACAAAGGTGGCTATCTCCCGAAAGGGTCAAATGTCATTCAACGTCTTAGTGATACGGATGCTTGGTTTGTTATGACTGACAGTGTTGATGGCTTGAAAATGTTCCAACGGCGTCCTATTCGGCGCGGTATGGAAGGCGATTTCGAGACAGGCAATATTCGCTATAAGGTTTCCGAACGTTATATTTTCGGTTGGACTGATTGGCGAGGAGCTTACGGCTCTCCTGGCGCTTAACCTCCTTGCGGACCATTGCGCCACGCCGGGACGAAATTCTTTTTCGTCCCGGCATCCGCATAGGAAGATAGATGGCAGACCCTTATACTGGTGGTTATTTACCTTCAGTACCACTGAGCGATTATTATAGTGGTCGTCGTCTTATAGATACAGAAAGTTTTATTGATTCTTTTGGTCAACGGCGTCCATATGCTCCAATTGACCATAGTTTAGGACAACATGTTTTAACGGGGCTCGCTTCCTCTTTAGCTCCTCCCCCCGATCCTGACGCTCCACTTCCGTGGCATACTTTTAAACTTCCGTTTGTTGATGCCTACACCTCATTAAATCCTGCTGATGTCCCAGGTTTCGCTCAAGCTCTTTGGGGATTTCCACATACATTGTGGGGCTGGGATTATCCAGGCGGGGCCACCGCTTCAGAAAATTTTCGAGAATTTGATGCTCATTTACGACGAAAATTAGCCGTAGGTCATCCTCGTAATGCATTAGAACTTGGTGCTGAGATTCTGGGAGGGGTTGCTGCATTTCCAATACCGATGGGTGCTCCGGCACAAGGCATTCGTGGAGGTGCTCAGTTTTTAAAAACTATGCCTGCTTGGATGAGAGGGTCTCCTGCCTTTTCAGATATTCCCTCTAGGATAGCAGCAACTGGTGGGCAAAAAGCTGCCGCCATTGGCCAAAGACTTGGTGGTCTTGGCATAGATATGTTCACCCCAGGTCTTCGAGTTAATCAACTTTCTCAATTTCCAGGTAGGGCAGCAGTTTGGACTGTTGGGGGAACACTTATTAGTGATGCGTTGATAGAATTAATGGACAATCCCGAGATAGAATTCCCGGAATTGCCGGGTGAAAAATACAGATATGAAGATCTTCTGCCTTTTATTGGAGAATTTGACCCAGCAGTGCGTACTGTACCTCAATACGGGCGTGCTCCGGGTGTGACTTTGCGACCATCTCCCGGCACCGTAGTCGTGCCGGATCCTAGGCCAGCTAACCCGTTGCTCATTCCTCCTCGAAGATCTCCTTATAAATCTCTTTGGGATGAATTTGGTATCAAAGAAGCTAAAGGAATTCCTTTAAAAGGTTTTTATCAAGCACCTAAAGTTATTCGGTCTGGGCCTAAATCTGCGACTCCTGAACAATGGCAT